AAAGTCAAATCATCATCCATGCCACGCTCGTAAGCGTTGGCCTCGTCAAGCATGATGCTCAATTTGTCCTCTTTCCGTTTGCTTTGACCATGGCCCACAGGATTTCGCTTGCGGGCCGTCGCCGGTATGACAGGTCGTTGTAGGACTGCACATAGTTGAGAATCAGTTTCGAGCCGGTCGAATCCGGTGTCAGGATCGCGTTCACGCGCGGCGGCACCATCTTCTGCCATACGATCTCGTCGCACAGTTCCTTCGTGCAGACCAGATAGTTCTGGTCGCCATAGAAGGTCAGACCGTTGCCGCTCGTAAAGTCAGCCATACATGACTTCACTTCGTAGAATCCGAAGCAGCCTTTCTCCACGCTTGCGGGCACCGGTTCGCCGTTGACGTTCAATGGCTTGAAGCCCACGTAGTCCACTCGCCGCTCGTCAGGCGTACCGCGGTCGAAGTTGACCTCGCTCGCCCAAAAAGCGGTCTGATTCCTCAGACGCTTCTCTACCAGCTCGGACAGCATGGCGGTGGTTTCAGCCCTGCTCATTTCTTCCTCCTGAAGTACTTGTATTCATCGTGATGGAACAGGAACAGGTGAAGTCTCCACACCTTGACTGCCAACAGGCCCTTGAGTGTGATCGCATACCCGCCATGGACACGCTTCATGAGCTTCCTATCGGCCAATGATTCAAGTATTCGGGAAAGCTCTTGGTTCCCTTTTTGTTGCCAGATGTAGTTCATCCCCTCAGCGATATACAGGCAACACATGTCCTTGTCGTATTGACTAATCATCATTAGCCTCCCTCTCAAGGATGTAGACGTTCGTCGCTGTGACGGCGTTATCACGCAATTCCGTTGCCGGCATGGTATCCACCCGCAGAATCTGCCAACCCTCGTTCAGCAGCTCTTCAAGCGCCTCCATATTGACTAAGCGACGGTCGCTGCCGCGATCAGCCCAAAACAGCGGGCAAACCTTGTATTGACTGCTCATTTCGTGTCCTCCTTCTTGTATTCGTCAACGACGTGTTTCCAGTTGATGCTTGCATTCATAGGGTCGCTGTACCAGTTTGTAGAAAGGTGGTTTCGGAGGCATTGAAGCCGGTATATGGTTATTGTTTTCACGGCTTCGATGGTTTCATGGTATTTCTCTGTTTCTCCTTCTTTGATGACAGGTAGTCTGCCGCACATTGGACACCCGTATTCGTTGTGTTTGCGTTTGAACCACATGATTATTCCTCCGTGTCCTCGCTTTGATTGGGTACCTCTGAAGGCATGGAACCGCTGTAGCCGAGCATGGACCGGCAGTGGTCGGCTGTCTTTTCGTATGCGTTGATTTGTCCCTTCACGACACCATATGCGGCCATGTCACGCTGCATCAGAAGAGCGTTTGCAAGCCTCAAGTCATCAATCTCAAGCTGCTCGCACCAGTCGATGATCTCTTGCAGTGTCTTGTCTTTCTCGGTCACGTTCGTAGCCATGTCAATGCTCCTCTTCTTCGATTCGGATGGTGATGTGGTAGACGCCTTTTTCTGCGCTTGGCTCGCCTAACCGGTAGTCCGGGCCGAGCACATAGTCGGCGTTGTCGTCAGGCCAGTAGCCTGACTGGGTGATGCCGTCAAGGATCGCCTTGACCATGGGAGCAGCGTTCTCGGGGTCGAATCTGCCGTGTGTCAATGGGTGGATGATGGCGGTCACGTGCACCGGCCATTTGGTGGGCGGCTTGAGTTTGCCGCTGTTGATGAGACTGCGGTAGGTGAGGTAGGCGCATCTTTTCACGACGCTGGTGCGCCGGTATTTCGCCCGCCAGTCTCCACGCTTGTTCTGGGTCCACCAGTAGGCCTTCTGCACGTCGATGGTGGTTTCCTGCGTCATTCGTCCTCCAAAATCCAAATGTCGGCATCGCCAATGTCCGCGTAATGGTCTTCGCTTTCGGCCTCACATTCGGGGCATGGTATGGGGCGCGCCGGATACAGCGCGCACCCATGTTTGGGACATACCGGCAGCACGTCCGGCGGCTCAATCCACTCACGCATCATCAGAAGTCAGGCTCTCCGGCTGGCGCGCCCCACGGATCATCGGCCGGAGCCTGCGACTGCTGTTGTGCCTGCTGCGGCTGCTGATAGCCGCCACCGTTGCCGCCCTGGTATCCGCCTGACTGCATCTTCTGCACCTGAGCCGTCGCATAACGCAGAGACGGGCCGATTTCATCAACCTGCAACTCGACGACCGTGCGGTTGGAACCATCATTCGCCTGATAGGAACGCTGCTGCAAGCGACCCTGCGCGATCACACGCATGCCCTTCGCGAGGCTCTGCGCGCAATGAGTGGCGAGGTCGCGCCACGCGCTGCAGCGCATGAACAAAGCCTGACCGTCCTCGAACTGGTTCGTGCTGCGGTTCCAGGAACGCGGCGTGCTGGCGATCGTGAACGACGCGACCTGCGCACCAGCGGACGTCGTGCGCAATTCCGGATCGGCGGTAAGATTGCCGACAATCGTGATAACGGTCTCTCCGGCCATCACTCAGCCCCCTTCACGTCGGCTTCGGTATCCTCCGGCGTATCCGCTTCCATGACATCGGCGGTCACGTCATCAGTCGCATCGGAGGTGATTACCGGTTGGAACACGTCGCTGTAATCCGGCGTGGTTTCGTCAACGCTCGCGGCTTTCTTCGCTTCGATGCTGACCGGCATGTACTTGAAACTGCGGCGGATGATGGTCTTCTTCGCCATCTCCACGAAGTTCTTCACCCACGGTCCGGTGATCTGTCGGCTGCGATTGCGTGGCGCGTACTTCTCACGGTATTCGAGCAGATCGCGTTTCGACATGTAGTCGGCGTATCGTCCGCCGTTCGGCAGTTGGACGCTGAGATACACGAATTTCAGCTTTTCCTCGCTATGGTCGGCGTCCACGTTCACCTCGTCGGGGCATTCGATGGTCGGCACGCCGTTCTCGTCAAGCTTCAGCTTGATGTTGTCATCCTCGTAGACGGCTCTCGGCTGCGCGTAGATTCCACTGTTCTCCAATAGTTTCAGCATTCCCTTGTAGCCGATGACGAACGTGGCCTGCTTCTCGCCAGTGGCATAGTTCTTGTTGCTGTATGGCAGGATGTACGCCTGTCCCAAGCCGTCCACGTCGGACGGGCGCAAGCCCAGGGCGGCGCACTGCATGAAGCAGGAAAGAACGCTGACCGGCGTGCATTCCGCCAAGGCCGGCGTGCGGTTGATGCTGCTGATGCACATCTGCAACAATGCCTCGCTGTCGAGGTTGCCTCCGATGACACGTGCGATCTGCGGCCATGAATGCTCCACAAGCTGCTTGAGCTTGCCCTTCGGATTGAGCGGCTGCAACTGCTGTCCCTGTGCCTGCTGTGCGATTGCTCCCATGATTTACTGCTCCTTTTCTTCGATGGCTTTGAATGCGAATTTGCGGTATGTGGTGGCTTTGACGGTGTACTCCTTGCGGGTCGTCGTCTTGTATGTGGCTTGGAGGTTGCCGCAGCGCACGCCCGCATGCGAGCCGATGCGCAGAATGATCTGCTCCTGCAATTCCTTCTGAGCGGACTTCATGTCATTCAGCATTCCGGTGGCGCTCTCGTATCTTGCGAGCATGTCGTACAGGTCGTCATCGTCGCTTTCGTCCACGATGTCCGGCGTGGGTTCGGGGAACGCCTTCTGCACATCCCCGCCGGTAAGCTGTGGTGGAGTGCCGGAAGTGACGAAATGCCAGAAGTCGGCTGCGGCCTTGTCGATCGCGGCCATATCTTCCACGTCGGCCTGGAACGGGATCTCTACCGGCTCGTCGTCTCCGATGGCGGCGTACACGTATCCCCACGTCCATCCAGTGACGAGCGCGTAGAATTCGACCTGAGCGAGGTAGTAGGGCGGGATTCGGAGGTTTCCGTCCTCGTCATGCCAGTCCCCAGCTCTACGGCCACCCGCCGTCTTGATTTCGAGGATTCCGAAGCTCCCGTCCTCCCCTTGCAGGATGCCGTCAAGGGAAGCGCGCAGGTATGTCTTCTCGCGGCTGATGAACTGCTTGTCGGTGCCGTCTGTGACGATCATTTCCGGATGCTGCGCGCGGAAACGCTTACGAAGCTCGTTTTCCAGGGCATTGCCCTTGACGATCGCCCACTTGTCCGAAATGTCCTCCGGCTCCACGCGGCCGGTCTTCTCAAGCCACAATTCGTAAGGCGTTTTGAAAGCGTTCAGGCCGAGAATCGTGCTCATGTCACTGCCGCCCACACCCGCCTTACGGCTCTTCAGCCACGCGAGATGACGTTCCGTCTTCTTGCACTGCCGGAAGCGCTCGATCGTGTAGCGTTCCGTGTCCTTGAGCGGAATACGTTTCATTCCCTCGTCACTTTCTCTTCTTGGATTTCAGCGTCGAAAAAATCGATGATGAGATTGCAGATAGCGACCGCCGACGTTTTGAGCTGGGTTTTTTCCTCTTCGTTTTCGGCCTTGACGGTGAAAACGCCATCCTTGCTATCGAATTTGAGTCTCATTTTGTGTCCTTGCTGTAGTTGGCTTTGATGTCCATCAATTCGCCGGTGAGCAGTTTCGTGGCGAAACCGTAAACCACCTTGTCGTTGGCTTGGAACGCGGTGCGCTGCAAGGCGCTCACCGCGTCGAAGATGCCGACCAAGGCGTTTGCGATGATGATGCGCGGATCGGCTGTGGCTTGTGGCCCGACGATGATGGTTCCGACGGGGGTGATGTCGCTCGGGGTGAGTTTCGTTGTGGTGATTTTGTCCGCTGTGAGTTTCGATGTGGTGGTCATGGTTTCTTTCTTCTTTCCGGTTGTGGCGTTTTTCCGTGTTTTGCGGGGGGAATGCTGGTCGAAGGCCGGTAGCAGTCCTTCCTTGCGGAGTTGGCCGATGATGTTGCCGGCTGTTTTCTGGCTTATATCGAGCGCTTCGGCGGTTTCCTTGCCGTCGAATGGTTGGCCTTGGTCGATGCGGTTTCTGCAGTGCGCGAGGATGAGGTCTCGTTTCGACGGTTCCGCCGTGGGCTTGCTGACGGCCTGATAGTCGGCCAGAGTATCCTCATGCGGCTTCTCCGGCTCTGGCGGTAGGTCTTGCTTGACAAGTCCGGCCTTGCGCAGGGCCCGCATTTCGCCGATCTGGAGTCCAGCTTCGCCGGACTCGTCGTAAATGCTTTTGAGCTCTCGGAGCTCGTCGGCAGTGTATTCGTGTTTCAATGGTTTCCTTTCCTGAGTCTTTCGATGAGCCGATGGTTTTGCCTGATGAATTCGTCCACGTCGATGCCCTGCTCCGTCAAAGTCGGGCGTATGTAGCTGCCGACCATGAAGCCTCGCGGCTCATACCGGCCGGTCTGACGGCTTCCAGGCACGAAGTAGTGGCCATCATTGTGGGGTTTCATCTCGCTACCGTCCTCGCGTACTGGTGTGCTGTGGCCCAACGCTCGGCCACGGCACGCTGGTATCTGACTTTGCGCCTGTCCTGATGGCCTTCCGGTGGTTCCACGCCGATTTTCAGATATGGCGGGCCTTTGCCGGTGCTCCGCCAGTTGGCGAGTGTGCGCACGCTCATGCCGAGCATGGTGGCCAGTTCGGATGGCGTGAGCAGGTCGGTCATGGCCTGCCGTCCCGAATGTCGCCCATCGGGTTGATGTGGAGGCCGTCGAGCATTTCCGGGTTGTCGGGGTCGATGTCAACGCAGAGCGCCCATGTTGCCACCTTTGGTTTGTTTTCGTTCATGATGTGTTTCCTTTGCTTGTTTGGCGTTGTGTGCCCCACCATGACGAGTGGATGGGGCTGAGTGGCTGGCATCGGAGTCGAACCGATGCCGTCCATGGATTCCGAGCGCCCCTTTGACTGTTGGAACACGACCTGAACGTGTTCACGGCCGGTGGCGTGGCCGACGGTGACTGAAGCCGTCAGGCGGACTTGAAAGGGTTTGCAGGCACCGGAGCGCCTGCGTTTTTTGATAGAGAGAGAAGAGATTGGAATCCTTGGGCAGGCGAACCGTCGCCCAGCCGAATGCGCCGACAGTGTATGTAAGGCAGGTATGGTCGGCGCGTGGATAATAATCGATATTCAGTTATGTGTCCCCGCCAGCCGACATGAGTGAACGTGGATGTCCGCGCAAAACGTCCCTAATTTGGTTTGTTTTGTTGGACTGTCGGCTGGTGGGAAGTCTTTTAGTCGCGTGGGGCGAATCTGACGATCAGCCACAATGCGGTGGCGATGTACACGCCTTCCACCATGAGCGCGGCGGTGGTGCTGCCGCCATGCCATGTGAGCATGATGGTCAGGCTGGAGATGAGGCCGATGCTGACGAGCGTGAAGAGGATGCGGCGGAGCGGGTAGTTCGGCTTCTTCCGCTTCTTCATTGCTTGCATGTCTTCAATCCGGTAATCATGGTCAGTCATCGTCGCTCCCAGTGTTCACTCGTTTTAACGGGAATGCTTCAGGCGGGAGCGTTTCGCAGACTTCCGGCCACTTTGCATACTGTCTATTGCCATTCCAGATGGGATCAGCCGAGTCATAACATGTGCGTGCCGACCAGTCATCATCGATGTCCTTAAGCAGGAGCCGACCATCATTCGCGGTGACATAGAAGCCCTGCTTCTTCGGTTCTTCTGGCAGTGGCTTCTGTTCGGCTGACTTGTCGAGTTCCGTGAGTTGGCTGAGCAGGTGGTTGGTTTTCTCTTCGTCGAGGTCCTTGCATGCCGTGATGAGGTCTTCGATGATTTTTTCTCGCTGTTGGAAGATGTTCATTTCTTGTCCTTCTTCTGGTTGAGTTCTTTGAGTGTTAGTCCGATTTCGCGGCGGAGGTTCATGAGGTCGGTTTTGTTGAGCATGTGTTCCTGGTATCCGCCTGCCATGTCGAATCTGAGTCCGATGAGGCAGCTGTGGTCACTGCTGTGCGTGCCGTCCTCGATGATTCGCAGTTCGAATGATTGGCTCATCGCATGTTCCCTAGGTCGTCGTTGAGCGTGTAGGCGAAGTTGTCGAGGGTGCTTTCGGGGATGTCCGCAAGGACTTCCTCGCCGTCCGCGTGGAGTTCGATGAGTTGGCCGCTCTTGTCTTCCTGGATGCGGATGGCGTAGCCGGTGGTGCCGATGAGTTCGATTCGTGGTTTCATGGTTTTCCTTGATTCCGGCGGTTTCGGTGGGTTAAGGAGCTGGCTCATGCCGTCTTCTCCTGTTTCTGTCGTTGGGCTTCGAGGCTGGCCGATTTGATGATGTCTTCGACCGTGATGCCAAGCGCTTTTGCGATGTCGGTCAGGTCGTTTGTGTTGAACGGGAGCTTCATGGCGAAGCGGTCGTATAAGAATTTACGGTCACGTCCGATTCGTTTGGCGAGTTCCGGTGTGGCGACTCCGGCTCTTGCGGCTTCGGCGCGCACCGCTCGAATCAGTCTGACCGACGTCTCGGAAAGGTTTATGTTTTTCTCCATGCTTCACATCGTACCGTATCCGGTACGTTTCTGCAACCGGATTCGGTACGTGTGTTGCGAAAGTACCGAAAAACGGTACAATGTAAGTATGGGCAAATATGATTCAGACTTCACTCGAAGAGTCACAGAGACAATCGAGCAGAAGCGACGCGACAGAAGAATGACAATAGACGAGCTCTGCAAGAAGACAGGCATAGGGCGCAACTCCTACTACGCGAAACAGCGCGGAGAACGCTGCTTCAACACCGAGGAGATCGACGCCATCGCCAAGGCCCTCGACTGCGACGCGCTCCTCCTACTCCAAGAGGCCGCTCACGAGCCGACCGACGAGGAAACCGTCATCAAGGCCACACTGCAGAAGCTGCAGGAGAACCCGATGCTCCTCGCGGCATACATGTCCAAGGAAAAGGAGAAGGACGAGGCGATCAATGGAGAGGCGGGACCCGATTACGACGAGCCAGCCTGACCGGAGCCTCCCCATCACACGGGCCATGACCTATGGCCAGATGCGGAAGGCCCTCTACGATTCGCCAGTCACCATCGCAAGCGCCCTGCTGCCGGAAGGCATGTGGGGCGCTTACTGCGAGTCCACGCAGGCAATCCTCATCGATAGGCGGCTCACATATACCGCGAAGCGTTGCACCTTGGTTCATGAGCTGATGCATTGGCGTCATGGAGACGCGGCATGCGACCGGCCGTGCCGTGGCCGTGAGGAGCGCAGGGCGCGACGCGAGTCGGCGCTGTTCCTCATCGAGCCGATGAGATACGGACTGCTCGAACAAATGTACGAGGGGAATTCGTGGAATATCGCCCAGGAACTGGAGGTGACCCAGCAGGTGCTCGGAGACTTCCGACTGGCAATGTCTGAGCGGGTCTGCATCATTTGATGCGATAGAATCAAGAAGGAAAGAAGAAGGGAGAATAACGATGGAATTTGAAGAGAGCCTTAATCAGGTTGCCGCAAAGGTACGCGACCTAAAAGATGGAATCGAGACCGAAGAAGCCACAAAGAACGCGTTCATCATGCCGTTCATCGGCCAGGTACTCGGTTATGACGTATTCAATCCAACCGAAGTCGTGCCAGAATTCACCGCCGACGTTGGAGTCAAAAAAGGCGAAAAGGTCGATTACGCGCTCGTGCACGACGATCAAGTGCAGATTCTTATCGAATGCAAGAAGATCGGCGTACCGCTCAGCTTGGAGAACGCAAGCCAGCTGTACCGGTATTTCGCGGTAACGAACGCGCGCATCGGCGTTCTGACCAATGGCCAGGTTTGGAATTTCTACATGGACATCGATGAGCCGAACCGCATGGACTCGAAGCCGTTCCTGGTGCTGGATCTATTGGATATCGACCCGACGATAATCCCGGCGTTGCAGAAGCTGACCAAACCGGCGTTCGACCTTGATTCCATCGCCAGCAGTGCCGAAGAGCTCAAATACGTGGGTGCACTCAAGAGGGCCGTCGGCGACGAGTTCAAAGAGCCGTCGGACGAGTTCGTGAAGCTGCTCGCCTCGCACGTGTACGAAGGCGCGTTCTATGCGTCGGTCATGGAGAAGTTCAGGCCATTGGTGGCGAAGGCGCTGAAGCAGTATCTGTCAGATCAGGTCAACGATCGACTCAAGACGGCACTCGGCGCGGATGATATCAAGATCGACACGATCGAGCCAGACGCAAACGAGGAAACAAACGACGAAGACGAATCCGATGGCAACGACGACGATGGAATCGTCACCACCGAGGAGGAAATCGCCGGTTACCGAATCATCAAAGCCATCGCATGCAGCGATGTGGATCCGGAACGTGTAACGATGAGAGATGCAAAGAAATACTGCGCAATATTCCTCGACGATAACAACCGTAAGCCAATTGTTCGTCTTTATTTCAACACTAAGCAGAAATATCTCGGTGTTTTCGATGAGAACAAGAACTGCGAGCGCATGCCTATCGATACGCTTAATGGTATCTATGCCTACTCTGAGCAGATTCGCGAAGAGGTGCGCCGCCTTCTATAACAGCATCATTTGAAAATAGTTCGAGTCCCGATGTACAGCTCAATGGATGTCGGGACTCTACCTTAAAAGCCACCAGCGTGGCGCGTGCAGAATCGCGTCATATTCTAACCGCAAACAGCAGAAAAGCCCCGCCAAAGCGGGGCTTTTCTCATATGTGCCGCAGGAGTGAGTCTAGAAATCCTCCTCCTGTGAATATTTCTCCATCAACGACAGTGCCTCGTTCTCGAATCTTGCCTCATCCATGTCGTATTCCTTGTGTCTGGCGGCGACCAGAGGAACCAGCACCATGGAGGACTCCACAACGCCAAACCACAATCGAGGCCATTGTGACGGTCGCAGTTTCGATCCGGCCACGGCGACCGAGAATTTCCATACCTCATAAGTGTCGGCTACGGTCACGCGATGCAATAGCTTTCCGGGCTTCACCGGCTCCTCTCTCGTCCTCGGGCAGAACCGGTCACCCAGAAGCTTCATGGCGCGTTCCATATCGGCATTGAAACCACGATAGTCCTTGCCGATCTTCTTGATGGCCTTTGAACAGTATCCCCTATCGTCACATTGCATCGGAGAAGTCCGTCTCCCTGTAGAAAGCGAGCTCGAAAGGTATGCTCTCCTTCTCCCCAACGGCTCTCCACGGGGCCTCTCCGTGCGACCGGAGCTCCAGATCACGTCCGCTCGACGCTCCGTAATGGCGGATGACACGTTCGAGGATGCGCTTGTCATCCTCATCGAAGACGCTCATGTCCGGTTTGACGTCTGAGGAATACACTGTGGTGGGACGGTACATGTTGTCGTATTCCTGTATTTCCTTGACGTTGATTCTGCCTTGCTGGCGCATGCGTTCCACCACGTCCTGGAATTGGTCAGGCACTGGCCCCATGGGGCGATGCCTGTATGAATCCCCGGTGATCGTCTCCATGGATTCCTTGTATTCGAACCGGTCGAAGTCCACGTAGTAGAGGAGTTTTGCCAGTTTCTTCTTGCCGTGAATCATCCCATCTCGCATGTTGGCGATCAGATAGAGGATGACGTTCTCGTATTTTTGCTCGTTGATAGCCATGACGTTCACCTCCAACTCCTGCTAGTGAAAATTATACAATCGGATAAGAATACTCGCCAGAGCAGATTAGCGCAAATCTTCCGTACTGCCGCATTTTCATCATTGCTTTATAAGTGCTTATAAACGGGTATAAGGCTTATATTTAAGCCGGTGGGTCTGAAATGCGGGTAAACGCCGGTTTTCCAGCGTTTCTTATTAAATCTGCTTCAGGCATTCGAATATTTGCGCCGTCTGTGCCGCATCATCGGCGGCGCGATGCCGCTCGGTCTTGGCGATGCCGAAGTAGCGGATGAGGTCTACCACGCGATGATGGTCGAGCTGCGGCAGCAATGCCTGGGATAATTCCATCGTGTCATAAAAGCTCACGTCCGGCATTCCGGCACCGACCCTCTGCGCTTCCCTCGCGATCACTGGAATGTCGAAGCGCCGGATATTGTGGCCTATCCAAGTGTCACGCCCACAGAAAGCGCAGAATTTGGGCAATGCCTTGTCGATGGTGGGCTGGTGCCGCACGTCCCGATCGGTGATGCCGGTTATCTGCGTGACCTTGGCTGGGATCGGAATCTGTGGGTTGACGAGCTGGCTGTATGACGCGACTTTGCGTCCGTGCCTGATTCTCACGGCTCCTAGCTCGATGATTCGAGCGCTTCTGTCCAATCCTGTGGTCTCGATGTCGATTGCCACGTAATCGTCCTCCACGCCACTATTCGCGTTGACGTGGGTGATTGGTGCCGTTTCCACTGTTGGAGCGTCTGAGGCGGCTTCCGACGATGATTCAGGCATATTGGCCGCTTGATGCTTATGGCGTGGCTCAGGCTTGAGGAAGAGATGCATGAAAAGCCATGCGAGGAATGCGAGGAGCAGAACCGTCATGATGCTTGTGGCCAGATCGTACTTCGGCGTGGTGATGGTGTCGTATATGCCGTAGATGCCGGAGATTGCGAACAGCACGGATAGCACGAGGTAAATCAGTTTCTTCATTTTTCCCCTTCTTTCTTCTTGCTTCAAGCTACCGCAGATGGGGATTAGACGTGCCGATTCTTCTATTTCAGCGCATTGGCGCTGTATGAAAGAATGAAAATAATGTTACATATGTATATGTATATTTCATGTTTGCAAGTTAGTATTTTCCGATTGCAAGGTTAATATGCACCCTTGTTTACAACACGCCATACACACATGTTTGCAAGTTAGTATATAATGTGTTTCAGAACAAAAAACCTCCGCAGTGTTAACGGCACCGCGGAGGTAAAACATGAAGCCTCACTCAAAGACTTCCAAACCCATTGTAACGCATGGCTTGGAGGTCGGAAATGGACCGTGAAATGGGATACCGCAACATGCTGGCAGTCGAAGAACTCGCAAGCCAAGGAAAACTCACCGTCACCCACAAGGGCGCACGCAGTTTCGACTTCGCGCAATACGCCCTGCTCAGCCGCATGGCATGGCTCACCGCTGACTGGCCGCTGGACAAGGCAGCAAAGGAGAAGCACATGATGCCGCGCACCTACGCTTCCGGCTGGCTCAAAATCGCTATCGATTGGGGCATGACGCTCCCACAGTCAATGGATGAGCTCGTGGCGATCGGCAATGAGCCGCGCAATCCGAAGCGCGAGCAGCTGGCCTACAACCGCATCGGCAAAATCGCCAAGAAGCTCGAAGCCGCAGGACTCATCAAATGCCTTCGCAAGGGCAACGTGCAGCGCAAGAACAATGCCGTCTGGCTTCTGACCATCGGCACGCCAGAGGAAAACGCTGAGGTCGAAGCATACGTGCGACAGCACATGTACCTTTGA